TAAGAAACGTGGCCGCCCTAGTAAAGAAGAGAAGCAAGGGTATCTTAAACAAGAAGCTGCTGAGAAGTCCCGATTGGACGAAGACTTTGAACGTATCCTTGGTGGAGATGTTGTACAATGAGTAAGAAAGACGAGATTAGGAAAGCTGCTGAAGCAGACCTATACACCTTTGCTCGTCTCGTATTGCCTCATCGTGTGTATGGAGACATTCACAAGGATGTATTTCGTTGGTGGATAGAGTGTAGTGAGAAGGGAATTGATAACACCGCCCTCCTCCTGCCTCGTGACCACCAGAAGTCTCATTGTGCTGCTGTTAAGGCTACATGGATGATTACTCGTGACCCAACTAAAACTATTCTGTACGTCTCTGCTACCTCTGGGCTGGCAGAGAAACAGCTTAAAGCCATTAAAGATATTATTACGAGTGACATCTATCGCTACTACTGGCCTAATATGGTACATCCTGACGAAGGTAAGCGAGAGAAGTGGACAAACACAGAGATATGTGTAGACCATCCTGACCGTAAGGTCGAAGGTGTACGTGATTCCACTGTATTTGCGGCAGGGCTAACCACTAACATTACAGGGTTCCACGCAACAGACGTGTTCCTTGACGACATGGTGGTACCCAATAACGCTTATACAGAGGAAGGTCGTCGTAAGGTGCGGGAGCAATACTCTCAGCTAGCTTCTATTGAGACTACAGGAGCCACCGAGACTGTTGTAGGTACACGTTACCATCCCGCTGACATCTACCAAGACCTGTTGGATATGAAGGAACAGATTATCGATGACAACGGGGATATCACTGGTGAAGAAAACGTATACGAGTTTAAGGTAGAAGTTGTAGAGAAAGACGGAGACTTCTTGTGGCCCAAAGAGGCCCGGAAGGACGGTAAGATATTTGGCTTTGACCATAAAGAACTTGCTCGTAAGAAGGCCAAGTATTTAGACAAGACTCAGTTCTATGCTCAGTATTACCAAGAACCCAATGACCCTGAGTCTCATCGACTCTCTACTGACAGGTTCCAATACTACGACCAGAAGTTCTTGAAGATGCGGGAAGGCAAATGGCACTTTAAGGACAGACCTTTGAATGTCTTTGCTTCTATTGACTTCGCCTTCTCTATGGCTAAGACTGCCGACTACACAGCCATTGTGGTTATTGGTATTGACCATGAGGGCTACATCTACGTAATAGGTATTGACAGGTTTAAGACAAACAAGATTCAAGATTACTATGAGCACGTACTACACCTACACCGTAAGTGGGGATTTCGTAAGCTCCGTGCCGAGGTTAGTGTAGCACAGGATATTATTGCTAACGACTTGAAGGATAAGATTCGTAAAGAAGGTTTAAGTTTGGTAGTAGACAAACATCGTCCTACAAGACATGAAGGCAGTAAGGAAGAGCGCATAGCAGCAGCATTGGAACCACGTTATGATAACAACACTGTGTGGCACTTCAAAGGTGGGTATACAAATGTCCTAGAAGAAGAGCTGGTGCTGGCTCGTCCATCTCACGATGACGTTAAAGATGCTCTAGCCTGTGCTGTAGAAATTGCTATCCCTCCGTCTAAGCGTAGAGGGGTTAAGAAAGATAACGTACTGAAGTTTAATTCAAGATTTGGAGGGGTCGCTTGATGTCAGGCACCGTAGCTGAATTACAATATGTAGCTGAGCCCCATGGCTTGGCAAAGTCTATTGCCCAGATGTGGCATAACTTGGACAGTAGCAGGCAAGGATGGAAAGAGGAGAAGAAAGAGCTCCGCAACTATGTGTTTGCTACAGACACAACTACCACATCTAACTCTGACCTGCCGTGGAAGAACTCTACAACTCTCCCTAAGCTGTGTCAGATTCGGGACAACCTACATTCCAACTACCTGTCCGCGCTGTTTCCTAATGACGACTGGCTTCGTTGGGAGGGCTACACCAATGACGACGAGACCAAGGAAAAGGTAGAGGCTATCCAAGCCTATACTGGCAACAAAGCTCGTGAGTCTAAGGCTCGGGTAGTTTTGTCTGACTTGCTGTATGACTTCATCGACTACGGCAATGCCTTCGCTCGTGTTAAGTATGTACACGAGGAGAAGGAGGATGAGGACGGACAGATCATCCCCGGATATATTGGGCCTCGCATTGAACGCATCTCTCCTCTGGATATTGTATTCGACCTTCGTGCCGCTCGGTTTGAGGATACGCCCAAAGTGGTGAGGTCTGTTAAAACCATGGGCGAGGTCAAGAAGTGGAAAGAGGAGTATCCCGAAGACCACGAAGTGTATAAGAGTATTGAAGCTGCTGAGGATGTCCGTAATAAGATTGCAGCAGGTAATCGAGAGGACTTCGAGAAACAGCTTGGCTACCAGATGGATGGGTTTGGGTCTTTGTATGACTATTACACCTCCGGCTTTGTGGAGATGCTTACACTAGAGGGTGACATCCATGACCCGGATACTGGCGAGTTTATGCGTGATATGGAAATCGTTGTTATTGATCGCACTCGTGTTATTAGTAATCGTAAAATCCCTAGCTGGTTTGGTAAAGGCACTATTCGCCACGTTGGTTGGCGCTCCCGCCCGGATAACCTCTGGTCTATGGGGCCTCTGGACAATTTGGTTGGTATGCAGTATCGTATTGACCATCTTGAGAATCTTAAAGCGGACGTATTTGACCTCATTGCGCACCCACCTATCAAGATTATTGGGCAAGTAGATGAGTTTACGTGGGCTCCTAACGCAGAGATTCATATTGAAGACCCTAGTGGCGATGTGCAGATGGTGGCTCCTGACACGAACGCCTTGCAAGCAGACTTTCAGATTCAACAACTTGAAACTAAGATGGAAGAATATGCTGGCGCTCCTCGTGAGGCTATGGGTATTCGCACTCCGGGTGAGAAGACTGCGTTTGAAGTTCAAGCATTGCAGAATGCTGCTGGTCGAATCTTCCAAGAGAAGATCACAAGCTTTGAGATTAACCTTCTGGAACCCTTGGTTAATGATATGCTTGAGTCTGCTCGTCGTAATATGGACGGTGTAGATTACGTACGTGTTATGGACGATGACTTGGGCGTAGCTAACTTGGTAGCTGTCACACGAGCTGACATCACTGCTAAAGGCAAGATACGTCCTATCGGTGCTCGACACTTCGCTGCTCAGGCTCAGCTCATACAGAACCTCTCAGGGCTTATGAACACAGGTATTGGTCAGATGGTTACACAACACATCGACTCTATGGAGCTTGCACGTCTGGTAGAGGACCAACTCAACCTGAAACGCTTCGACTTGTTCAAGAAGAATCAGCAGTTGTTTGAACAGGCTGAGATGCAGCGTACACAGCAGTCGTTGGCAGAAGACCTTGCCGCAGAGCAAGGAGTTACAAATACAGGAGAGTTTGTAGATGAAGCGTGATTGGACCCATGGACTGAAGGAAGAAGAGAAGGAGGGGTTTCGTAAGAAGCTCCTGATGAATCGAGATGTGTTTGACCAAGAGAAAGCTATTCTAGTTCGATGGCTTGAGAAGGAGTTTAATGCGAGTATTGGACTAGAGGAGTTTGATAACCCTAACTGGCCTTACCTACAGGCATACCATAAAGGTAAGATGAAAGCGTTTAAAGAAGTTATTTCTCTCTTAGAGGGGTTGACTTCTGAATGAAAATATGATATAATATATCTGTATTTCGATACACGGCTTTGATTCGTGTTGTGATATAAGATAATAAATAACATAAAACAAAATACACATTAATCAAGAGGATAGTATGACCGATACTAACCAAGAATCCCAAGAGGCAACAACTGTACCTGAAGAGCAGGTATCCTCACCATACGAGGAGCTCCTTCAACAGATTACTAACGAAGAGGGTAAACCCAAGTACAGCTCTGTTGAAGAAGCATTGAAAGGTAATGTCCATGCCCAACGTCACATTAGTACGTTGGAGCAAGAGAACCAACGTTATAAAGAAGAGACTGCTCGTATGGAAGAGATGTTGAAACAATTTAGTGATAACAACGAATCTCAGGCTAAGACAGAGGACAATGTAGCGACCACTACGCCGTCCGAGTCTCCGAAGCCTGAAGAGTCTGCGTCTGTACCAAGCGAAGATGAATTGCTTGAACGTTTGCAGGCTCGGCTCACTGAGAAGCAAAAGGCTGAACAACGTGAAAAGAATAAGCGTGAAGCTCTTGAACGTGCTCAGTCTGTCTACGGTGAGCGCACTGCTGAAGTATTGAAGGAGAAGGCTGACGCCCTTGGTGTCGATCCCCAGTGGTTGGTGAGTCAGGCGGAGTACAGTCCGGCTGCATTCTACAACCTCGTTGGCGTCGAAAACCAGCGTAAGCAATCGTCTGATTTCACCGGCAGTTCTGTTAACAGTGCTGCATTGGATAGCACTACATCAAAACCTGAATTTAATGGCAATCCCCTAACTAAAACGCAGGATGCTGTTAAGTTCTGGAATGACTACTGTTAATACCATAGGAGACTCAAATGGCTATTGATCGTTCCAACTCCACAGCGTTTAACGACGCGGAGAAGTACAGCAACTTTATTGTACAAAACCTTCCGCAGATTGCTCTGCCGGAATCTCTCTATCGCAACTATTCAGGAAGTGTCTGAGGGCGTGCCTCTGAACTTCACTGCAATTGATAGCGGCACTGTCACTCTGAGCATCAACGAATACATTGGCGATGCTTGGTTTGTGTCCGATGAAGCTCGTCAGGACCATCGTCGTCTGGCTGCTTTGCAGGCTGCTCGTGCTCAAGAATCTACTCGTGCTATTGCCGAGTATCAAGAGTCCAAGCTGCTGAAAGCACTGAACGATGCTCAAACTGATGCCGATGCTAACAGCATCAACGGCGTAGGCCATCGTCACACTTCCACCGGCGGTGGTGGTAACGAGGTTGAGTTTGAAGACTTTGCTCGTATGAAGCTGGCCTTCGACAAAGCTCGTGTACCGATTGGGGGCCGTATTGCCATCGTTGACCCATCTGTAGAGTATGTTCTGAACAACTCTTCTCAGGTCACTACTTCCGACAACCCGATGTTCCAAGGCTTGATTACTGAAGGCTTTGCCCAGAATCACCGCTTTGTTCGTAACATCTTTGGTTGGGACGTATGGGTTAGTGACATGCTGCCGAAAGGCACCTTCGATGACGGCACCAACTCTGTAACCAACGGTGTGGCTAACACCTTCTTGTCTGTGTTCTCTGACCAGACCACTCCGATCATGTATGCTACTTTAATATAGGAGATATAGAATGGCTTACGAAACAGCTCCTACCCGTGGTGTTGAAGTACACTACGGTGCTCGGGAAACCAACGGTAAGTTTGGTGGTAAGTATGGCACCAAAGACGGTGTTCAACAGATTGTGTACACTTACGACTACGATGACATTCCGGCTGCTGACTCTAACGAGTTGGTTCTGGATGTCCCGGCTTACGCCAAAGTAGTCAGTGCTTACACTGAAGTTCTGGAAGATGTCACCCTCGGTGGTGACCGCACTGGTGTAGACGTTAAGGTTGTTGCTGGAGACTATGACTCTGGTGACGAAAGCTTGGCTGCTCTCACTCGTGGTAACACCGTAAAGGATGAGCCTAACACTCCTACATCTGTAGGCGCCAGCTCTGCCGAAGCAGTTGTCACCCTCACCGCTACTGGTGGTGCTTCTGGTGATCTGACTGCTGGTAAGTTCCGCACCATCGTGGAATACATCCCTGAAGGTGCATAAAGTTTCCCCTACCTTGGGACTTTAGAGGTCACTGCTCCCTTC